TTATTGATCTTGCTCTCACCGAGTGGAAATATGTTTGTTTTGGCGCGGCGATCGGATGTGACCTGTGGGGAGTTTTTAACAATCAAACGCTCCCATACTCTTCCACTATCTCCTAACATAATCTTTTCGGAGTACGCCTTGGTCGGTGCGAACGCTCCAGTATACACTCCTCCAGACCAGCCACAGCCATAAAATTCGACCTCTGCCTGATAACCTTTCTTCTTTGATTCAAGAATAATGCTACCGTTACCAATATCGAAGTTTGCTTTGTTGTTGGCATCCGAGTAAGTATTTACAACGAAAGAATCGTCAACAGCCCCGGCTATACAGCTTCCAGAAGAACTTGATGTCTCCAATACAGATTCGTGGACACCTTTAATATCTACATATTCGCTCTGGATTGACAGAGCCGCATTGCCGGATTTTGTTTCAACCAAAATCTTACCGACACCGCCACATAACTCAATAACCGCATCTTTTGCGTTCTTTCCAAGCTGGATCAACTTATCACCATAATATGCGAGTGTCGTTCCTGCCCGGTTGAGAATCTCAAATGCTGATGCTGAAATCTTAGTCCGATAACCAGACCAAGATCCGCTGGTTTTATTACCAACTTCCAATCCGGTCCCATCAGTAAACTGCATAAAGTTGGTGGCTGTTTTTGCTGCTTGTAAAGGATTCGCATTAATTGAACCAGATGGTAAAGAAGCTAATTTGGTTGATGTCCACGTCACTGTATATGGACCAGAACCTTGAGTATAGTTAAATACTCTCAGCTGCCCATACGGTTCATTTAATCTTGTTATAAGGCCCACGTTGAAGTAGTCTTTTTATAAATCCATAACGACCATCCGCCTGAAGATCTTAGGAAATCCAATCCAGGATTTGAGTTATTTGCAGAGATAAAACTAAACTGGACATCTGTTGTCTCAAAACCTCTGCCACCAAGTTTAAATGTTGTTGGTTGATTTGCATACGAACCTGTGATCTTTATTGTAGCAAATTCGACATAAAGATTTGACTCACCGTTTCCATTTACCGTATGCACTACCTGATTTGCGTCCTTACCTGCAGCGCCCTGTGGACCTTGAGGACCTGTTGCGCCGGTTGCACCTTTATCTCCCTGAGGACCTTTATCGCCTTTTACACCTTGAGGACCTTGTGGTCCCTGAGGACCAGTTGCTCCTTTATCCCCTTTATCTCCTTTGGCACCGGTTGCACCTTTATCTCCTTTACTTCCCGTGACGCAAACTGCTGTTGTCGTTGAAGTCGTGTTGTCAGTATAGGTAATCACTGATCTCGTCCAAATATATTTACTGTTCTCCCATCCAGGATAAGTCGTGCTCCACGATCCGCCGGACATGGCTGTTGCTGACGTTGATTTGTAATACTGTTCTACGATAGTTTTAACGCCTTTACCAGCTGCGCCAGTCCCTCCAGTATCTCCTTTATCACCTTTGGCTCCGGTTGCTCCCTGTGCTCCTGCAATGCAAACTCCATTTTGATTTGGCGAATACGTTCTGTTACCAGCTCCGTCCGTTGTTACCGTACGGCTCCACATATACTTTCCATTAACCCATGTCGGCGCTGTCGTCGACCATGATCCACCAGAAAGTGATGTTGCCGATGTTGAAAGATAATACTCAACATCAACAAAAGATACATAATCCTCTGGAGCTGGTGTCCAGTCCGTGGCCATATTGCCTTCTTCTAATTTTTCCCATTGAAAAGTAAGTGTTCCGGTGCCAGTAGCGCCTAGACCTAATCTCGGAATTATAACACCTCTCGTGCTATTTCCACCTTTAGGTATCGTATATGTAACCCAATATTTTGTCATTGTAGTAGTAAGAACGAAGTCGCACAAACCATCGGTTGCGGTTGATCTTTGTCCTTGACTGCCAACTACAGAAATAATATTTGACGGATTATAAAAATGCACACGTATTTTATCGCCATTGACAGATGACTTTGCCCAGAAGGATAATGTATATACACTTCCATTTAGTAAGACCGTTGTTTTCCATGAGCATTTATCAGCATATCCCGATGTTGGATAGGTATACGTTATGGGAGATTTATGTGTTCCCACCAATAAATTTCGTCCGCCGACGACAATTCCTTCCGGTGTACTACCAACGTTGTAAGCAGTTGAAGTTGTATTATCCGTATAGGTGATGATCGTACGAGTCCAGAAATATGGTTTGTCCGCACTTGTCGCCGGAGGAGTTGCTGACCATACTCCAGTAGGGATCGTAGTTCCAGACGAACTTGCCTGATATGTAACCGCTGTGGATTTAACGCCTTTTCCAGTTGCCCCGGTATCGCCTTTATCCCCCTTACTACCTGTAGCTCCTGTTGCACCCCTCGGGATAATTGTATGGCTTATGCATAAACCTTTCAGATCTCCAGATGCAGTATTACTCCGATAATAAGCAACATGAGCATTTTTTTGTATCTGTTGCCGTTCCAACGATCGCGAACATATCCCCGATTCGGCAGCCATTACGGATACCAGATGTACTAGACCAAGTTTCTTCGTGATTAATAGTTCCGTATGCCGTCCACTGAGACTCGGTGAAGGCATCTCTGACTACATTTGCTACAAGACTATATCCCTGTGAACCAGTGGCACCAGTAGCACCTTTGTTACCATATACACCGATAACTCGTTTTGTTGTGTCTACAGTTGTCCCATTTGTATAAGTAATTGTCTCGTAGTTCCAGAGATATTTATTGCTCTCTGTCATTGTCGGAACCGTAGACGACCATGAGGTAGGAACAGTCGAATTTGACGCGGAGACTGCATAATGCTCGGTAATACTCTTAATACCATTTCCGGTTGATCCGGTATCACCTTTATCCCCTTTACTTCCCCGATCACCGTATGATCCAATGATGCAAGGCGCAGTTGTACTCGCCACGGTTCCGTCGGTATACTTCACAACCTCATAATTCCAAAGATACTTCTTAGCCGCAGACACCGACTGGACAGCTGTTGTCCATCCACTCGTCGCCGTTGTAACTCCGCTGGAAGATGCCGTTGCCAGGTAATAATTGACTACTGATCCAATACTCTTTCCATTGGTGCCATTTGCACCATTGGTTCCCATACGGCCGACACTATATATCGTGGATGTTGTGTCGTCAGTGTAAGTGATGATTGTACGTGTCCACAGATACTGCCCCGCGGATGCAGATGGCACAGACCCAGACCATGTGCCAGTTGGAACTGTTGTTCCGGAAGTTGAAACCTGGTATGCAACAGATGTCGATTTAACCCCCTTACCCGTATCACCCTTATCACCTTTGGCTCCAGCCTCGCCTTTGATTTTCGCCCACTTATACGTTCCGACACTTGTAGGATCATCTTTTGCATAGTCCACGCATGTTCCGATATAAGCGCCAATATCCTCACCACTGTTCCCGGTGAATGTCTTCCCACCGTCATTGCTATATTTGATGTGCAGATAACTGGTTTTCCCGTCTGCTCCATTGGTACCTGAAATTCCCTGTTTTCCCTGTGGCCCCTGCGAACCTTCCAGCTGCTGCCAGCTGTACTTCTTCGGATCATCCGAATCCGTCTGTGTAAAATCCACATACGTTCCAATGTATTTTGACGGTGTCTCTGTCATCTGAGACGCAGAGGTCGGATTCGAAACCGCAGAATATTTGATGTGAAAATACGTCGTTTTTCCATCTTTTCCGTCAGCGCCTTTGGGTCCCTGAATTCCCTGGTCACCTTTTTCACCCTGCAGGCCGCGCAAGCCCTGCGGACCCTGTTCTCCCTTAATTTTAGCCCATATATACGAGCCAACTGTCGTCGGATCCGTCTGATTGAAATCGGTACATGTTCCAACATAATCTCCCGGTGTCTCACCACTGTTCGCTGTAAAAGTTTTACCCCCATCATTGGAATACTTGATATGAAGATAGGTAGTTTTTCCGTTCGATCCATCTTTCCCAGGAAGGCCCTGCGTACCTTTTTCGCCCTGTAACCCCTGAAGCCTATACCATGTATATTTTCCAGGATCGTTTGAATCCATTTCCGTAAAATCTACGTAGGTACCAATATAAGTGTTGGGAACCTCTGTCATCTGGCTTGCAGACGTCGGATTCGAAACTGCAGAATACTTAATATGAAAATATGTTGTAGCTCCGTTCTGTCCATCTTTTCCAGCAATACCTCGCTCCCCCTGTGGTCCCTGGATTCCCTGCAGTCCCTGCGTGCCCTGCGGTCCTTGAATCTTTGTCCACTTGTATTTAGATGGGTCGGTAGAATCTGCCTTTGTATAGTCCGTATACACACCGATGTACGTCTTACCGGTTGATTCAGTAATAGAAAAGCCTGTCTTTCCATCTGAACTTGTTGCATAGGCAATGTGCAGATAAGGGGTCTTTCCATCCGCTCCCGGCTTACCCTGAATACCCTGTGTACCGTCCGCACCCTTAATCTTTGTCCAGGCATATTTCGTCGGATCGGTGCTGTCGGCTTCGACCTCATCTACATACATTCCAATGTAGTCTCGATCAGAATCTGAAACAGAAAAACCAACCTTTCCGTCGGAGCTGTTTGCATAAGCGATATGCGTATACGTGGTTTTGCCATTCTCGCCCTTCGGTCCTTGAATTCCCTGTTCTCCCTTTTCACCCTGCAGTCCACGCAGTCCCTGTTCGCCTGGATCTCCTTTATCACCTTTCGGCCCCTGAAATTTGCTCCAGCGGTACTTCGCCGGATCTGTGGAATCCGCTTTGACAAAATCTACATATTGGCCGATATATGTCTTATCAACTGCATTGGTTGTCGAAAATCCTGTTTTTCCATCAGCGCTCGTTGCATAGGCCATATGCAGGTAACTGGTTTCGCCATCCGCTCCATCGTTTCCCGGAACACCATCCGCTCCGTCCTCGCCATCATCGCCCTGGAACTTCCGCCAGGTATATTTGGTTGGGTCTGTGCTGTCCTCAAGCGTATAATCTGTATAGGTACCAATATACTTTCCGGTATCTTTTCTCATCTGATTTGCTATCGGATTCGGAACATCAGCATATCTCACATGAAAAAAGCTTGTCAGACCGTCTTTTCCAGGTTCTCCCGCAATTCCCTGATCTCCAACAACCTTTACCCAGGTGTAGACACTCGGATCCGTCAAAACCGGCTGCTTTGTCGTCTGATTGTATGCAATACCCATATATGCTTTTCCGGCAGATTTAAGCGATATTCCAGCACCTGTTTCTGTATCAGCAAACACAACCCAAGTGTAAAACGTCCGGTTCTTTGCCAGCTTCTCAAACTGTGCAGCCAGGCTCTCCATCTTTTCTGAAATTCCACTCGATTTCAGCTTGTATTCGCCCAGCGTTGCCGTGTACTCATCATTGCAAATGGAGGACTCCAGTTTCATGATTCTTGCAGACAAATACAGTTCTCCGGCATCATCTACAATGTTCACTGTATCGCCGATCTTGATTCCATCCGGCAGATACGCCAGTTCCACTTCGTAGGATACGGCTGCATCATAGATCTTTTTCAGCTTTGATACGGCACGATTGCACAACTCTGACTGACTTAACGTATCATAGGTGTAAGTCTGGACAATATGACCGGTTCCATTTCCTTTTTCGGAAAGATACCGGCTCCATTTGGCCACTGCGCTCCGGGAATAAATCGTACTGCCGGACAGATATATATCGCCGTCATCATACTTATACCCTTTCAGATTGATCGGCGTTTCACTGTCTTCCGGATATCCGCCGGTAACGGAAAGTGCCGTAGCCAGATCTTCTACTGAACTTTTTACAATGATATTTTTCACTTCCCGGTTGATCCGAAGTTCTCGCCCCTGATCTACGCCGCGCTTCTTATGCAGGTTGATATATTTGTGCTTGATTTTCAACCGGTCGATTTCAAAAGTATAGGAAACTTCCGCGTCAAACTGCGTGGCAACGCTCAAAATACGCTCAGAAGCGGTGGTCTCACCCTCCCAGGACAGTTTCCGGTTATAATTGCTGACCTCATTGATTCCAATTTCAAAGCCGGAATCGTCGCTGAATTTTTCAACATAGTAGCTCGCTGGATATGCCTTGTCTGCTTTGTATTCGCCAACTGTCTCGTTCAGGAGATCCATACCGGCATCCTCGGCATAGATTTCTACTTCCTGTTTGAAAATATTTTCTTCGCTGGTAATGATCGTATAAAATTCCTGCTCATCGCCATTCTTCCGAAGAATATAATTGCCAACAGAACCATACTGTTTCGCATCATTCCGCGTGCTCGCCGTGTAATTCAGCGTAAATTCTAGTGTAGCAACACCTGCTTCCACCTCTTCTGTTTTCAGATCATCAGAAATGTACAATCCCTTCGGTAGCTCTGTGCTTGCCTGCCCAATGACATTCATATGTCGGTCCGCAAAATATAAAATCATAGAAACACCTCCCTGTATTTCATTGTGTATGTTGGCTGTGTTGCCCAGTCCGATGCAATGCATTGGATCTGATTCATTCCAGGCTGCAGGCAAAAGTTCTCCCAATCGTTGCCCAACGCACCAAGATCCTGTCTCGGAAGTCCCTGTAACATGACCTCTCCATTGCTACAGTCAGCTGTCAAAACCTGATTTACCGAAAATTTATTCGGAATATCACGCCATTTTTCTACATTGTCAATTCTCACGAAGATGCCGCGGAAATAATTTCTGGTGACAAGCTGATTTCCTGTATTTCGACTTCCCCACTGTCCCAAATACAATTTCACTGTTGCCACTTTCACATCTTTTAATTCTGGAACTGTAAATTCCGGATAACTGCCCTTCCAGAAAAACGTATTTTCTCTCCATGTTTCATCATGTCGCTTGCGCCATACGTTTGGCTGTATGGGTTTGCATCTTTTCGATGGCAAGGTTCAAAAGTATATGTTTTGACGATACGCGGGTTGTTTCCACCTACC